GGTGCCCAAGATCCTTCGCCACCTTCACCATTTTGCCATTCTGTAGAACTATTCAAGGTAATACCATTATTAAGCATTGGTTGTGTAATCGTATCTGAGTAAAGATTGAAGTCTTGTTCTATAGATCCCATATCACCAAACTCAAAATCATGTCCACCAGGGCAACAATCACCTATAACTTGTGCATCACCTGATGAAGTCCAACCTATTGATCCATTATCAAATGTACCATTTGTAATCAAGTTACCTGTTACATCTGCATAAAGAGTTAAGGGAAATAATAAAGGTATTAAATATCTCATTTTTTTAGGCTATGTTTGTATTTTCTGTATTGTTCTACTTTATCATCTGTTGGTTTTTTATGTTTTAGCCATGCCTCTTTCGCTTGATCACCAATGAGCCCTTGATAAGGGCAAGGTGTACCTGCATTCATCATTGCTTCAAAAACATTTTCATCTTGGCACATTAACGATATCGCCGCTACTTTCATTCCCAAACCATTCAAAAGTTTTGCTTTCTTACGCATTTCGCAATGATCATCTCTCATATAGCTTCCAAATGAGCCTGAGAAGCCGATTACGGTTACTCCCGCAGCCAAAGGTATGACACAACTATCCTGACCATAAACACTCATAGCAGGTGCATTAGAGGGATTTACAGCAGTCTTTTGATTCGTTGAATTATTTGTCGTATTAGAAGTGGTAGAGTTTGAACTACTACCTGACTGATATGTTGTTGAACTTTCATAACCACCTGTTATTGCTGTGTTAGATCCTGCATTATTGCTTTGTGTATTAGTCGTTGCCCCAGATGATGTAACATCTGATACTGCATCTTCTATTGTATAACCTAATAGAATTATAATTAATAAAATTAAAGCTAAATAAATTCTGTTCATTAACATTTCCATTTCCGTAAAGCCAATGCCTTCCTTGTTGGTCTACCTTTACTATCTTTCATAGGTCCTTTAACACCACCCATTCTTGCACAAAAACTTTTTCTGCGATTTGCAGCTTTAGAACCTGGTTTTACTTTACCTGTTACAGGGCGTTTTAAATTAGAGCCAGTAGTTCTTTTAAAAAACTTTCTACCTGCTTCGTTAAAAATTATATATAAAATTAACATTAAGCAAAAAACTGATATTCCATAGTTTAATGTGCATAGCTCAGGTTGCATGTTATCTCCTTGTTGCAGCAGAACCGAAATAAAAACCCGCTACTGCTGATAAAAAATGTGTGTCTGCTGTTGTAATAACTAAACCGCTTACTCCTTGAAATCTTGTAACTTCTTCTGCACTACCAAATATCCACCAACCAGTTTTTACTTCTTCGAGATACATAAGATGTACTTGTAAACTTGGGTCAATTAAAGGTACGACCTTTGGCAAAACTATAATAGATAATACAGATAATAGTGCCATCCATCTTCTTGTTACTGATTGAAAATGTCCACCATGTTTTCTTGCATCATCTACAGATGCTCGTTCTATCTCTGCTCTTTGCATAAGATACTTCTGTTGGTCTGCTGCGTCTTTAGATTTTTGAGACCATATAGATAAAACCCCAGTAAATAAACTAGAGCCAAGCATTGTTATAACTTCAAAAGGTATCATTTAATCATCCAACCTTTTGTTATATTTTTCTGCACCACCACCAAACCAGTTATAAGCCATTGGTCCAACTAATGGAACTCCTTTTAATACAGGAGAAAAGTCTACATTTTCTCCAGATAAAGCGTCTACAGCTTCTTTGCCACCTTTAAATGCTGCATCTATAACAGGAGTTGCAGGTACTATGGTTTTGTAAACAAATTCAGTAACTTTAC